GGATCTGGGAAGGAACTGTTCTTAGAGAGCGTAAAGCAGAAGAAATTAAGAACAAAATTGATACTCTTACAGCGCAGAAAGCACTTGAAGAGCATAAATTGGGTTTATTTAATGAGTTTATTAACTCATTGTAAACTTCAACTTTATAAATAAATATAGATTTCATCAGGAAAAATCGGAGAAACTTCAATGGCTAGTGAAAAAGAACTACAAAAAATGGAAGAAGAAGTGAAGCAATCTCAGACTGCCGTTAATGCTAACGCTGCACCAGGAGATAAAGCACTTCCTAGTCCCTTATCAGGAACCCCTGGTAATAATCCTCCATTTGAAGATTTAGGCGGACCTACGACTGATAATTACAGTCCAACTAATGATTCAGCAAAATTAAAAGATGCTGGAAATGTCCTTAAGCAAGTTAGGGATGTTGTTACTAACCGTAAGCCTGCTGCTGTTCCTGCTGAGAAATTAGCAAAGCTTAATTCCGGTGATGAAGTCGAATTAGAAGCAGACCAAGAAGTGGTCGCTGAAGAGCCAGCAACAGAAGAGCAAGAAGTTGTTGCTGAAAACGAAGTATCTACTGAAGAAGTAGTTGCCGAGGAAGAAACTACCGAGGAAGAGGTAGTTGCCGAAGCACCTGAGTATACTGAAATTAACATCGAACAAGATGTTGATGCTTTAGTTGCAGGTGAAGAGTTGTCTGAAGACTTTAAAGCAAAAGCAAAGACAATCTTAGAAACTGCAGTTAAAGGTCAGGTTAGCCAAATCAAGGAAACACTCGTCGCCGATTACGATAAGCGACTCCTTGAAGAGGTAGAGGAAATCAAGGGTGCTCTTAATGAGCGTATTGATTCCTATCTGGAGTATGTTGCTGACGAATGGTTCACTGAGAACCAACTCGCAGTAGAAGGCGGTCTAAAGGAAGAACTCACTGAGTCCTTTATGACTGGTCTAAAAGGTCTTTTTGAAGAACATTATGTTGAAATCCCTGAAGACAAGTATGATGTACTACAGAGTATGGTAGAAAAACTTGATGAAATGGAAACCAAGCTCAACGAGCAAATCGAAAGGAATGTAAATCTGAATAAGAGACTTTCTGAGTCATCTTCAGATGTAATTCTTGCCGATGTTTCTGAAGGTCTTGCTGACACTCAGAAAGAAAAGCTCGCTTCCCTAGCGGAAAGTGTAGAGTTTGAAAGTGAAGAAAAATATCGTGAAAAGTTGGAAACCCTTAAGGAATCTTATTTCCCAAGCAAGGCTCCAACTGCTACTAAAACCGAAAGTCTATCGGAAGGTGTAGATCATGCTGGAGATGATGTCTCTGGTTCTATGGCTAACTATCTGAAGACACTCAAAGCAGTAGCCAGCTAACTGAATTTAATATCAATTCAAACAAAAACACTAAACTAGGAAAAGCAAATGTTCCAATCAGAACAGTTGCAGGAAAAGTGGGCACCACTTCTCGACTATGAAGGTCTTGATAAAATCGAAGACAAGCATAAGAGATCTGTTACCGCTGTCCTGCTAGAAAACCAAGAAAAATTCCTCAAGGAAACCGCCGCGTTTGAAAATGGTGGTTCACTCCTAACTGAGGCTGCACCAACCAACAGTACCGCTTCTGGAACTAATCCAGGTTTGGGTGCTGCTACTACTGGTGCTATGCAGGGTTTCGACCCCGTATTGATTAGTCTGATCCGCCGTGCAATGCCTAACTTGGTCGCTTATGACCTTGCTGGCGTTCAGCCAATGAGCGGTCCTACTGGACTAATCTTCGCAATGCGTTCTCGTTACACCAGTCAGTCTGGAACCGAGACATTCTACGATGAAGTTAACACTGCATTCTCTGGACAACCAGGGGGTGGCGGACAACTCACCGCTGGATGGACAGACGCTACCGTTGGTATGGGTACTACTTCACAAAGTGGTTCTAACCCTGCTGTATTAAACCCAACGGCAACCGCTACTCAGAAAGACTATAACGTCGGTCAGGGTATGCGTACAGACAAGGCAGAAGCATTGGGCGATGGTTCGACCAATGAGTTCAACCAAATGGCCTTCAGTATTGAGAAGGTAACGGTTACTGCTAAGTCACGTGCTCTAAAAGCTGAGTACTCACTAGAACTCGCTCAGGACCTCAAAGCAATCCACGGATTGAACGCTGAGGCTGAGTTAGCAAATATTCTCTCCACAGAGATTCTTGCTGAGATCAACCGTGAAGTAATCAGAACCATCTACAAAACTGCT